GGAATCAACTGCCATTGACCATAAATCCATCTTGGTAGAGCCAAGGGCATAGGAGCCAACTCGGTCAGAGCCAAGAAGAATAAAATCTGAAAGGATAGACATTGACATTCTCTGGTCGTAGCGTTGAACGATTTTATCTGTATCAAACTGGCGTGAGCCACCAGAGGAAAGCAAAACTAAATCGAACTGCTTATGCCCATTCTCGTCATAGAGTGTTGGGAATACAACGCCCTCTTGCTCATTGCGCTTGATAGATGTAACAATGTTTTGAACTGTTGAAAGAACCGCCGCTTGCTCGGTGCTTGCAGATGATGAAAGATACTCAGGTGGCACATAGGCAACGGGTAATCCTGCTAAATCGCGCTCAATACCTACTGCTTCAATTTCTTCAATGCGGCGCTTGAAAAACCAAGGGCGATAGGCATTACGGAGAATAGAACGACCCTCTGGGTTATTCTTTTGTGAGGTTGTGCGGAACAGTAAAGCCTTTTCAATTGGAATTATATGTAAACCGCCCGATGAAGGGTCAATCTGTTCCATGGCTTGAATTCCGCCATTCTCATCTATCTGCCAACGAAATAAAGTTTCTTGTGAACGGATAGGCATTTTACGCCAACCAATTTTTCCATCGTTAAATTTTGAGCGTTTGGACGGGTCTTTTTGGTCTGGACCAGAACGAGTCTTGTAAACAATTTCGTGATATGAATATCCAAAGATAAGCATTGAGAGCATTTGTGAAAGGGTTGAATCCCATGAATCGGACATATCGTTAATACATGATTCTACAAAGGTAGCAACTTCTTTATCTTTAGGGTTTACATCGCCATCTTCAGAATTATCTGAGAATGGGTCTACACGCCACTCTAGGCGAGTAATAACTTTCTCAATTGCATAAAGCATTGACCCGATTGTTGGGTCGTTATCTGACATCTCTCTATAAACTCTTGCTCCGCGAGTACCGCGAAGGTTAGTGAGGAATTCCTCGTAGACAGTTCCACCCGAACGGCGTAATCCCGTAGAGCCGAGTTCTTGTAAATCTGGCTTTTCTGCCATTGTTTCCCTCTACTCTTTAGTGGCTAATCCGACGACAATTTTAATTGCCTGTTCATCGTTAAAACCTGCTCTTACCAGTTCAGAGAATAACTCATGCGTCTGGATAGCAAATCCACTTAAAACAGACACGACTCCATTCGGCGACGCCAAAAAGTCATAATCCATCCAATGATTTTACCATTAGAGAATTTTGTCGTTTTATTCTCCGTCTAAGACAAATTCAAAAGAATTTAATCGCTTACTCATCAAGTCTACTGCTGACTTGCAAGCCAAACTTCTGTCCCCTACTTGAGCAAACAAACGGTTTTCAAGTTCTCCGCCAATTGCATCAAAGCGTCGGAAGAAGATATGAAAAGGTAATGCCTCATTTCGGATATTCAACTCAATTTCAACATACTCACGAAGAGCAATTTCATTTGAGATAAACGGTTTACCGTCTTGCGATACAACAACTTTAGCGCCAGGAATGGCGTCTACGAAGTAATCAGTCCAAGCCATGATTTTCCCCTTTCAAGAGAAAATTTCTAACCCCTATCATACTATACAAAGGTTAGAAAGGCGCAACATCCGAGCCGAATGGGGCGCTCCACGGGTCATTGGCTGGAGGCGGGTTAAATGAGCCGTCAGAGCGATGCACAACGCTTGCTGTGGCTGTATGGCGCTTTAGGTCAATTCCCACATTCCAAGCGGTGACAGCAATCTTTGAGCGCTTAGCCCCCGTTGCTTTGTCATCCCAATTCTCTTGAACTGCGGTGCCTACGACAATTACAGACATTCCCTTTTGAACTGAATCGGCTACATTCTCTGCGGTCTTACCCCAACATTTAATATCCCAAAATGTTGTATCGGTGTTATCCCATGAGCCGTCGGCTTGTTTTACTGATTTAGATGATACGACTGTAAAAGTCGCAATTGATTTCCCGCTTGCGATTACACGCAACTCTGGGTCTGCTACTACATTTCCCGTGATAGTTAATTGAGTCATTTGTCATTTTCCTTCGTTTATAGGTATCGGGATGATATTTAGTTGTGTTCTTATTGCTGACCTTTCTCTAGGGGTTGTCCCTCCCCAGATTCCGTCTACTGAATAATGTAGCGCGTAGGTCAGACATTCTTTTTGCCAAATGCACGATTTACATAGTGCCTTTACTTTTTTATTTTCATCAGTCACTTTATGGTGTTCTGGAAAATAAAAGTCCGTTTCAATCCCCCAACAAGTCGCCCCCTCGAACTGCCAAGGTTTCAACATTAAATAATTCCTCCCTCTCATCTGCAACAACTAAACGAAAAGGGGAATTTTCATCAAGTCTAGCCAAAAGTTTTCCGTTACGCCATACTTTTCCAGCGGAAATTCCATCGTAGTGACTTTGACGGGGTTTTACTAACTCGTCGCAATTTTCCCAAAACGGACACCGTTGGCAATAAGCCAATCCTGGTTGCGCTAAATCTAATTGATACTGGTCAAATAACCAAGGGTCAGCATCGCGGCACGGCGCTTCTCGTACAAAATCTAATAAACCCATGTAAGAATTCTAAAGGTCTAAATCTTTTTTTGGCGGTATTGCATATCTCTCGCGTGTCGGGTCGCCGAAGCGTTCTTCCAATACTTTTTTTAGAAGTTCCAATCTTTCTTTATCAACTGGTTCTTCATTTTCCTGATTCTGGTCCAAAAATTTCGTCCTCCTCCCATGATTTTAGTGCGTGGTGAACTAAACCAAGATGACGCCAATCTGGATTCTGGTCATCTGCCAGAGTCAAAGTCCAATAATCTTTATCCCCGCCGCCAGTCCATTCCGATACTAAAACCCAGCCCGTACATATCGCTGGTTCAAGAAAGGCGACGCGCCCGATTTCGGCGAGCGCGTCGTCTATTGCTGAAGGTCTTTTTTGTTCTTCATCCATGTTCGAATACTAATACCAAAAATTTCTATGCCAGAAGGCATTTGCATTACAAGGCGTGTCGTATCTTGCTTGGATGTATTCATAGCCTCTTGAGATTTGATACTCAACGGTGCTATCAGGGTCAAGCCCTAGAATCTGCGGGATTCCTCCAGCATGTTTTTTTTCTCCATCTTGATATACAACTGTTTTGTTGTAAGCGCTTGGACGCCAATTGGACTCTCCCATCCAAAGGTCTACAAGACAAGCCCATTGCTTAGGCGTGTCCCACCCATATTTATCTAGTTGTGTTTTGGCGTATATCTGAGCGCCCTCGGGAGTTCTTTCAACCAAAACTGGTTTAGGAATCTCTATTTCAACCGCTGATGCCGATGGGTCTTTTGGCATCTGTAACGGATTAGTGGTAATCAAAAGAGCGCTGATTACTGCGACATGAATTGGTTTTAGATTAAATCTTTCATAGAATCGCATAATCCTCCATTGTTCGGAGTGAACATTTATCCGTTACTGGATGTAACGCTTTAATGTTGTCAATATCTGATTGACTTCACTTTTGGAAGTAGGTGTTTGCGAACCTTGAATAACGGTAGCAGATGATGGTGACAAATCCAAGTATTTTCAACCCTAGTTAGGGCGTTCGGTGGAGGCGCAACACATCACGCCTAGTGAGAGAGGACGGACAGCGCAACGGCGCAATCAACTCCACCGAACCTTGGGTACCCAGAAATAAAGAGTACACCAGATATAGAAATCACCCGCCAGCGAAAGGTGGACTGGCGGGTGAAGTTTTTCTATTTAGTCAATACGAGCATCAACATAAGCATTGACGCCGTACTTTTTAAGAACATCCACCGCTCCTCTAGCCGCGGCAACGGCTCGTTCGTAACTTTGGTCACGACGGATGCTTGGCGCTACTTGCCATGAACTGAAGGAATATCCTCCGCCATAGTGAGCGCTACCAATCTTGCGCTTTTTTAACTCAGCAACAATGCTTCCTCGCGCTGGCTTGATTACTACTGAAGCGAATCCGCAAACTCCACCTTCAATGAAGTATGTTGGCTTTGATTCGTCAATTTCATTTCCGAAGAAAGTTGTTGGAGTACCGACAACCATTGGTGTTGGTCGGCAAGCCTTGACTGCGGCTTCTGCCGCTTCTGATGCTTCGACAAGAATTTCGTAAGCGCTCTTAATTTTTTCTGCTGTTTGAGTCATTTATGCACCTACCTTTTCGAATTGAGCCAATACTTTTTGTCTTTGAGCCTCGCTGAAGATTGCGCCCTCAGCCTTGTATGGTTCGCAGTTTAATTTTCCTTGTTGCTTGATGGTTCTTTCTGCTTGCTCGATTGCATATTTCTTGCCAACCCCATAGAAAGTTCCTTCGCTCTCAACGCCTTCTACGAAAGCGTTAATCTGCCAGCCTTTTCCATAAGGGGCGATGTTTGTCGCCTTGATAATTACTTTCTGAGTCATCTTGATTCCTCTCTCTCGATGTATAACCAGTATATCTTACTTGGGTTTAATATTCAAATCCTGTTGAGCGTGTCGTTTATCGGCTTCCTCGGACAGTAGGCGCTCGCGCTCGCGGGCGCGTATACGGGCTAAGGAGGCTTCAGGGAGCCTTGGGAGCGATTTATC